TGAATGTAAACCCACCGATAATTAGACCTACCGTGGTTACTACGTGTCCTATTGATAGGCTCTTAGTCAGTTGGTTTCCATTGCTCATAATTCTAGTTTCCCACCCTCATCTCCGAGGTGTATCACTTCCCATGCACTTCCACCTGTGATGGCGCAGACTATCACACCCTCTTCGTTTTTATGGAAGCTTAGAAATGTCCAAGAAGGTTTGTTTGGATTAAACATAATTGCTCCGAATGATGGTCCTTGTTTATTATCTATCCATCCCTTTCCAATGGGATACTCCCCTAACACTTCCTGATGATATGTAATTGCCTCATCAGCATCATTCCAACAAACAGCCTTGATTGGAAACTCAGTAGGAAACATGCGTGCTGATGAAGCCAGAGGTAACAGCAAAAGCAACCACAATAATTTTTTCATTATGCTCCCTTAAATTCCATTCTTACTTCAAGCCCCTTAGCTTCTGTAGTACTCACAGCATCTATATCAAATCTAATAACATCTGCTGTGCTTACTTGGTTATTGGTGCTTACAGCTGGTGGGGTAGCCGCAGTAGAAGAATCAGTTTCTCCAGAGTCTATAGTTATTACAGTTGATAACATATCATCTCCAGTGGTCAAGTTATGAAGCATAACGTCTGTAGTTCCTGTAGTACCAGCCGTATACACATGAGCTCCTATAGCTCCAGAAACATTGCTTAGGTATAAGCCATCAAGTGTAGAAGGAACCGTAAATGCCGAAACTCCATTACCAACATAAGTTGGAATGTTATCTGGTAATACTTTAATTATAACAGTTCTATTAAAGAAAATACTATTTATTGGGGTGATTTTTTTTACGGCTGTAGCTGCTGCGTCATAAAATGCAATATAGTCTGCACTCTGAGACATTGACGTATCTAGCGGTAGATTGTTTATTGTATCATCCTTTCCGCTATTAAGATTATTGAAATTAGCATCAACTTGATTGTGTGTTAGAGGGGAACCCTTCCCCGCTCTTGTAACAATAGTAACCGCCATAGTTTAACTCCTAGGAATCCTCAACGCCTTGCACGTCCCATTGGGCATAACCAACAACCCAATAGTAAGGCTCAACATATGGTGTAGTTCCGTAAGGAAAATCTCTTGGATACTTCTCGTAGAATTTCCTATCATTAGACATTCTGTAGGCTACTCTCTTCGGCGGTCCTTTTCTTTTTCCGCCGAACCTAAATGTTCTTGCCATCAGTATGTAGCCTCTGTTTCTGGTTCAAGCACTTTGTTTCTTCTGAGTATGGGTGGAACTGGGTCCATATCATAAATTCTAGAAAGTGCATCTAGGAAGTCAGGATGTATTGTGGGGAAAAGCAGATACTCGTTTTCTCGAACCCACTTGCTTAAATCATACATCTTGTTTTCTTCATCCCTACACATTATTTTTTTTGACACAAGAAATTCTTGCTTCCTTCCCTGATACTCATCCTGCAAGGAAGTTATCCTTTTCTTGTCTGTAGGATATGGCCAAAGCAGCGACCCATCTTTAAGGTCTGGCTCCAATCGCTGTATGCGATCTCTCTTGGATTGAGAGCCTCCACCGCCCACCCAGTTCAACTCGTATATAGGAAATGAGCTGCCCTCTATTCTCATCATTTCCTTAAAGTGTTCTATATCGCTTTGAGCGCCATAACGCTCATACCCAATCTTTACCTCTCGTATTCCTGGGGCTCTCTTCCACCGGGCCCTTATCTTCTTTAGGCTCGCCCACCTTTCAGACAAAGCCATTCTATGGCACACGCCATCCAGGACATACTTATTATAATTAGAATCTACACCAACTACAGCTATAGCTGTTCTATTTGATTCCTTCTTCTTTGAATGGGCCGGATCACACATTATGTAAACATTCAAAGTGTATGGCCTTACTTCCCACTCTAACCACCAATCCATCTTAAATGCTATATCACTACCAGCAATTGGGTCAAGTAGTTGCTGACATGCTACAGTATATGTAGATGTAGTCTTCTTTATTTCCTCCCACCTTTCCTCTGCAAGGAAAACTGGATACCCATCCATCTTGCCATTATGAGTAGCAGCATGCATTCTAGGCTTAACTGCCGATCTCTGCAGGATAGTTCCGTAGGTATCCCCATAAGAGTACCGCGTACCTGCGTATTGAAACCTGGGATTATGCGTAGACCCAAGGTTAAGGGAAAGCTCCCACTGGGTAGTTGTCTTTTTTATTTGCTCTGGAGTCGAAACAGACTCCTGAACTACCACATCGTCATAAACAATAAGGGAAAAATGTCGTCCAGTAGGCTGACCGTCAACAAGTCCATGTGCCTCAACGGTCTGCTCCTTAGGATTAGACTGTCTCTTAACACACATGCCCTCGTTTTCAGCCCACTTTGGAGCCTCCTGTCGTGGGCGATCCCATAGGATATCAGGATATAGACTTTTAAGTTTTTCATTAGATTCCAGCTCTTGCATTATCTGTCTCAAAAAAGGCTTAGCCTGCTTTGAAGAGAAAGATAAGATCCCGATTGTCATTTCGGGATCACACAATACTTCTTGGATAACTCCAAGAAAGGTAATTATAGACGATTTATAGTGGAATCTAGCCCAAAGATCTAGCTTACTGTCCCTATCTGCCTCTACTTCCCTGCATCTGTCATATATCCACGGATGCAGCATATCGTGGCGATTACAGAGAAAAACACCAAGGTAAAAGCGATCAAGCTGCCCCAAAGCGCGAATAAAATCATCATCAATGTTATTATCACGATGGCAGTCGGCATATGCCTCAACGACTTTATAGTATGGCTGCGTTTGAGCCCATTCAGCAAATTGCATGGCAGCCGACGTATTCTTACCATCTTTTAATACTTCGCTTGATACAGCAGAAATCATTATTACTTTCCCTTATATCCAGAAGCATGAGCAGCTTGAGCCTGTCTTTCTGCCTGCTTTCTGGAAGGGTAGCATTTTCCTCTGTCTCCCCATTTCCAACCTTGTTTACCGCTCTTCAGCTTGCACCGCTTTATCGGCATCTTCTTCCTCTTGAACTATATTGTAATGCACACTCCCATCCTTAAGATGTTCAACCCTATATTTGACGGGGACCATCTTGTACAGAGTAAACTCTTCACCGTGCGCTGGAGGAATTGGTTGTGATACCGATTCCAATACTTTATCCATTATCGCAAAAGGACTGTAACTTCTTTCTAGCGCCGAATCAAAGAATCGGTCCATTGCTCTTATATGTGGGTTCCTCAACATCATGCTTCTTACCATAATAATACTCCTTTGTTATACACCCTGTTTACACCATTACTGCTTCTTTCCTAGAAGACCCTCCATACCCCTAATTCTAGTGTCAATCATTCCTGGATTAAGTTCTTCCATTCTCTCCGCAGGAAATGAATCTTCAGTTCCAGCATCTTCTGGAAGGTATTGAATTAATGACTGCATCTCAACATCCTCTTCTCCATCAGGCCCAAACTCTTCCCATGCTGATGTAGTTACATCAACCATGTTACCCATAGATGGGAGTCCTCCTCCGACACCCTGATGCCTGTATATACTTCCAGCTGTGTCAGCCACTACAGTTGTAACGGCTTCTCCAAATGCAGCAATTGCTTTTCCAATATCCCATGCCATTAGTTTATCACTCTCTTCTCATCTTTATCAGCATCTTCAGAAATGAGCTTGCTCATGATCTTATCCACATCAACACTCTTCTTTACTTCAACAATAGTCTTTTTATTCTCTGTAATATCTTTTTCCTGCTTAGAGTAAGCAGAGCGGTAATTAAATTTGTTTACCATCATAAATGAATACAGAGCTGTATTAAAGCTTTTGTTCTCTATATTCTCTCTACCCATCCTGACCCAGTAAGCCTCAGAAGCTTCAAGCCCCATCTGAGCTGCTTCCTGAAAATCTCCCTTACGCGGGTCCTTCAACCAGCGATACCACGTAGACTTGTTGATTCCTAGGAACTTACACACCTCTACAATAGAGGAACCACGGTCAAACATCTCCAGTACTTCCTTCTTGTTCTGGGGTGTCCATACACTGTTATGGACAATCTCTCCATGTCGCTTCTTTACTTTAGTCATGATGCTATATAATCTATTATTATCTTTCCGTCAAAATGATCCATCTCATGCTGGATACAAGCAGACTTCATATTGTGGAATGTTTTAGTTTTATCATTCCCTTCTATGTCAGTAAACTTTAGGTTAATCCTCTTGGATCTTTTTACTTTAGCCTGAAGACCTGGAACCGATAAACATCCTTCTATAGTATTCATCTCCCCAGATCTCGAAATTATTTCCGGGTTAACAAAAACCATGAGGTCCTCAGATTCCTTAGAGGTATCTATAACCATCATTCTCTTGTGGACATTAACTTGAGGTGCTGCTAAGCCTATGCCAGAATTAGCATACATAGTAACAGCCATCTCAGCCGCAAGGTTCTGAAGCGCTTCAGTTACTTCTTCTACTGGTTCAGATTTAATCCTAAGTCTAGGATCTGGAAATTCTAAAATATCCAGTATCTCCACTAGGTCCCTCTTCGTCTTCCCTTTCCCTTCTTATCTTTTAACTGATATCCAGCCCTCTTTACACCCTTGCCTAACGTTCCCTTAGATCTAGCTGTACCAGATCTTGGAGTTGCACGCTTAGCTTTTTTGTGGATTTTAGTGTCAGCACCTGGGGATTTAAACGTCCCAGCCTTAACTGACTTCCTGATTGAAGCAATCTCTGCCGCACTAAATTGCTTCTTCTGTGCGTCAGTAAGCTTATTACCAGCCTTTAACGTGTTTGCGATCATACGCCTCTGGTTAGCTTTGACCGTAGCATTCTCAGCCATTATTTATTCCTCGCTTTATACTGTTTTTGAATTTTTTCGGCTTCTGCTTTGGTCTTCACAACCACGGATTTACCACCATAGCTAACCTTCCAGCCGTCCTTTACCTTTGTAATAGGCATAAAATCTCCTTTATTTCTCAATTCCCATACCAACCGCCGCAAAGCAATTAGCTCATCTCTATATGGAACATATCCCTATATATATTCCCGACCATTAACTGCCCTAACATTCCATATATCTATTTGTACTCATACACATTAACTATATTATAACATATTGGGGGGGTACGGTGTTAAATGGAACACCCATCTATAAGGGAATCTGTAAGCAAACGCCCTTACAGAATAGAAAAATCCCAAAAATTTCCCAAAAAATTACAATAGAGGGTCTCTTAGTGTGTTAGTGAGGTAATCAAATATATGAGTATGGGGCTATGGATCGTTCCATCTGGAGTCTCGATTGCTCCGAAGTCTCTGGCGGAGTACCTTCCAAACTTTTAAGTTCAATAGGATAATCAATAGGTTAGGACAATGGTTGACATTGGTGGTTGACTTCTGTAT